AAATAATTGATTAGGGTTATACTCAAATGAGAGTGTGTATTGAAACACCTTGTTATACCTTTGTTTGTATTCTTGTAATGAATTAGATGTTATCACTATTGGTATTAAATATGGTGTCTTAGAGTAGTTAGTTGAACCATCGTTGTTATAATAGTTATTCTGTATTAAAAACACCTCAGTTGATAAGAACATCTCCTCAACAATCTTTCTATCGTTTTCGGTTATATAATGTGATTGTGCTTCAACTCTTTCTGTTGTATATTGGTCGTATATTACAGCTCTTTTATCGTAAAAGAACGGGTTGAATACAGATGAATCCCTGAACCTACCCTGAGCATAAGTCTCAGTTTGTTTATTATATGTCTTAATATTCTTTCTATCAAAAGTCCAAGTGTCCCATACCCCGTTTCTGTTTAAGAATAAAAAGTGTTGTGGGTCTGACATACAATCATCACCATAAAAGTAATATTCAATCACCTCACTCTGTCTGTAGATATCATCGTAAATCTGCGTTGTTGTTCCTTCACTTCTCCACGTGGCAAGTTTACCACCACTTGTAATTGAGTTAAAAGGATATGTTGTATAAACTATTCTATAATCAGGTAGTTGTGTAGATGCCGTATAAGTAAAACCTGTAAGAGCTGCCTTAACCTGATACGCTCCGTTTTGGTCTGTTGAATATTCATAAGGTACAAGTAATCCTGTTTCATTTTGATATGTTCCAACATCACCCCAAAAGTGAGATGTTATAACAGGACACTGATAATGGTGGGTTCTACGTCTAACCCTGTTTGATGTCCACCCACTTAATGTCCCCAAGAATGAACTTGTATATAAGTTATCACCAAAGGTGGTTAAAAACTGAGCGGGGGTGTTATCATCAATACTTGATATTGGATAACCAACAAATCTATATTTATAACCTTCATAGTAAAGGTGATTGTTTTGTCCGTCAGTATTTCCACTCCAATATGAGTTATTGTAATTGTGGTTTGTTTTATTCTCCTGAACACCAGGCCATATTGTAACCAAATCACCATTCCACATACAAGAACCACCTGTATATCTGTTCTTAAATGTCCATCCATTTTCAAGAGCCAGTGGTGCGTTCCATTCATAAGTGTCCGTAACATCTGAATAGTTTTCAATCACATATAAGTAATCACCATTACTGGGTGATGCCGATGCTGTATAAGTACCTGATGTTGATGTTGTTGATGATGAATAAACCAATGACCCACCTGATGTGGTATGAAGGAATGTAAAACCTGGTGTAACAAAAGTATTATAATATGGTATATTGGAACCTGCGTCTTCAACCTCAATGGTATTGGGTGAACCTGAATAAGCAACTGATTCATCAGTGGTATAAGTTAAAAGACTACTTGGTGGATAATATGCGTTATCACATATGGTTAATGTTGTTCCACCTGATGTTGTGTATTCCTCACCTATAACAACCCTGTATTCTCCAACGTGTCTTAACTTTTCATAGTTGGTATTTGAGTTAAACTGATTGGATAATATATAACCCGTTGGATATGTGTTTGTTATAATACCATTGGGGGTTGTTGATGAACCCGTATTACTACCATTGATGTTTTGTGATAATGCTGAACGTGGGTTAGGTTTGATATAATTCTTAACAATCTCCCCCACATCAACAATACCATTACCTGTGGTATTGGGTGCTACTTTTATTCTGGCTACTTTTTCAGCTGATGATTGATATGGGTCAATCCATATATCAAAGACATATCTAAAGTCAGTTTGTCCTGACAGATTTGATATGACATTATAAACGTGTTGAGCGTTAGTTGGTGTCAGTTCTAACGGCTGTTGTAATATACTTATACTCATTATGTACTTGGAATTGTTTTTTCTAAAAGATTATCAAAAAACTCAGTAAAACTTCTACTTACGTTTTCTTCTAATTGAGCATCAAACTGCTCTTGTAATCTATCTATGGCGTTTTCATAAAAGTTGGTGGGTGCGATACCAAACTTAAAGATGTTTCTTGATATACCAAACGCAGCTGATTCAGGGTTAGGTATACCTTTTAATGTCGCCCACTCTTGAAGGGGTGTAATTGGAACGTATTTACCCTTTTCCCTTCCGTAGTTGACATATTCCCAATAATCCAACATCAACAACTCAAAACCATCTTCTGTCATCTGTCCTGTTATTGAATCGTATAAACTATTGGTTGCTGACTTTGGTGCCTGTCCTTGATATTCGGGGTTTCTTCCATTGGAATAAGCATCACCATTATAACCTGGTGCGAACTTATAACTCATCATTAACTGAGCTTTTAATTCATTCTTAAACAGGTTCCCCCATCTTGTCATAAACGCTCTTAATTCAGGTTCCATTAGTTAAAGTTATTGAATGGTGCGATACACCTATTTAACGGCATATCAATCGTTAATTGTAATTCAAGGTTCCACCCTACCAATAAGTCATCATACGCTTCTGAGAATGGGGTTATATTAGCAGGTAGTTCCAAATAATATGATGCCTCATAATCACCCTGTTGTTGATTAACAGAATACTTATACTGAGCCAGAATGTCCTGTGCTATCTGTAATGTTTCACTCCATAAGTCAACTTCAATGTCATAGTTTGATGCGTTCATTATATCAACAATCAGGACATTGAACCTATATGTTGTAAAGTTTTCATCTTGTGTAACATTTAAGGGTATAACATACATCAATGGATATATGGGTGCTGCGTCAGTGGTATTCTCCACCTTATCCCTTTGTTGTGTCAAATAAATTAACTGCTTCAAATCACCAATACCAAAAGAGTTTAACATCTTATGGTTTTTTTCTAAGGTTTTTAAGTCAGTTATAATCTTCTTAAAGTTTGTATAATTCATTACGTTCTTCTAATTTCGTTAAGTTGTTTTTGAGTTTCTTTCTCTCTAAGATTATTTAAGTCCTTCATATATGTTAAAAAGTTAAACACCTCTAACAATGGTCTACTTGCGACTTCTTGAATCTTGAGAAGGTTCTCATTAGATAAATATACAAGTGTTGAATACCACCCCCAAAACCCTTCAAAAGTCTTCGGTTGATTCTTTTTATCCACCACATCATCTTGTAAAATATCTTGTGAAAAGATGAGCGGGTACTTCTTTGTAATGTGTGTTCTAAACGCAAAAAAAAAGACATACTACCCTTCAGGTATTTTATGGGTAGTGCCTTAAATAACAAGGCTCTTTCTTCCACTTTGGATGCGTCATATTTTGTAAGGTTCCCCTTATCATCCAATTCCCTATATAATAGTGCCATCAAAAAGTTTAACTCACTATTTCTTTTACTTAGGGGTCTTGATAAAAACTCATCAATATCAACAAACTCACCAAAGGTTAGTTTTTCTAAGTTGATGAACCCATACTTTTTTCCGTTAAACTCAAAGTCCTTGTAAAACTTACCACTATCATCACCCAAGAAGTAATCAACAAGGGTGTTGGATACCTCATATACCCCTTCCCAATCAGCTTCCTTTATCTGTTCAACACTTAAACCAGTTACAATGGATATGAGATATAAATGAAACTCATTTTCATCAGTTAAGTCCTTCATAATGTTTATCCTATTCCATAACTCAATGGTGGGTTCCTGTATTTTATACTCCTTGTTATCGTAAACTATATAATGTGTTTCCATATTATCAAATATAATCTTTTTTAGTAGATGTGATATACACCTTTTGTCTTTCTTTGTTTTAATGCGTGTAATGATATTGCTAATGACATTACGCAGTCATCGTGAGCTCCATCAATTGCTTTATATTGAACCTTTCTTGTCTGTGGACTATATGAATATGTGAAGGTGTTTAACTCATTGAATAGGGGGTTAAATAATGTCTGTGATGGTAATCTTAACTCACCAACATTTAGTTCATAAATTAAGTCTTCAATAATCTGTTGTTTTGACTGATTACTAGTAATAAAGGGTTCTATATTTCTATATTTCTTTTTTAGTTGTTCATATAATGGGTCTCCGATTCCATTTACTTCCATCATAGCACTTGCGTTGTATCGTTGAAGGTGTTTTGATATGTTCTCTATGATATTATCCCAAGAGTTATTATTCTCCCTGTGGATAAAAACAACATTACCTTTATCGTCTAATATCGTCAATACGCTATAGTCCATCTGTCTACCTACGTCAATACCAGCATAAAACTTTTTATCTTTTGTTGGTTGACCCCAATTATCCAAAACACAATAGTTATCAAGATTCTTAAACACAGAACCACCTCCATCTGTAAATTGACCCATTACTTCACTTTGGAATATGTCTTCAGGCATTGTTTTTTTAGCATCATCCAAATCTTCTTTCTTGATGTAGGGGTTCAAATAAGATGAACCATTTATACTAATATATTCAGGTTTGTCAGGGTCTAAACCAGCTAAATATAACTTGTAAAGATAACTACTTTTATCTTTTGGGGTGGAGGCGAACACCACCTTACGACCTTTAACCAAAATAGTAGGTCTTAATATTTCTTCCCATACACTATTACGAATAAACGCCGATTCGTCAATTAACAAATAATCGTTGGTATATCCTCTCATATTATCGGGTTTTTCCGCTGACCTAAATATGATTTTAGACCCGTTAATTAACCCCATTTCGTAATTGGACTTATTAGATGATACCAATAGTGGTGTTCCCGCTATGACCCGTTCTATATCTTCAAATATCTTCCTTGATTGACTATACACGGGTGATACAATCATCGTATTAACCCCGTTGTTTTCTAATGACCACTTCAACGCAAGATTGACAAGTAATAATGACTTACCTGTTTGTCTAGCGATAATTAGACACGCATATTTAACTGAGGGGTCTTCTATCTTTTCTATCCACTCCTTTTGTGCTGGATATGGTGAAAAGCCAGTTACTTTAATGTTCATCTAAATATTCAAATGTTAATCCTTTATGACTTTTACGAGGGTAATGATTACCTCTTTTGTCTTTATTGGTTCGTTTTAAGGCTATTGAAGATATTTTACTAGACCATATATTAAACTCTTTTTTATCTTTATACCTGTCTAAACCAAAATACTTATTGATAAACATATTTACACCTTCATAAACACCAATAACTTTTTTGGTATTATAGTCAATAACCTTTAATGTTCTTTTAGGTTTCATATCCCTCAAAAGTTTTTTAGTACTTTCTTTTTGTTGTTTACGTATTGGTGGGTTATCACCCCCATCACTATAATTTACTAACTTAAATCCCCAAGCCTTAAACTGACTAATCCAATATTGTTCTAATAACTGCCAATCATTATCAGT